CCACCACCAACACCAACACCAACACCAACACCAACACCAACACCAACACCAACACCGACCAGCGCCTCGGAGATCAGTGCATGATGCTCCGAGGGCCAGGTCGCTACCAGTATGTGGAAAGCACAGCTGATTATCATCAGATAGCTAATCCGTTGATCGCCCCTATCAAGGGAGTACGGATGCGCCTGCCTCGAAGTCTCGAGACAAGCCGCGAAAAAGCAGTGCAATGTGGCCCGTTACTTCGCCACATGCACCCGGTCGTACCTGATAATGGGTGGCACAATACTGTTGCCGCCTTCAGGAAACGATGCAATTACTTTAACGCGGGACGCGCCACACCGAAGATAATTTCGGCCGCACAGGATCTCGTCAAGAAACTGTGCCCGCAGCCAATGCAACCTTTTGAGTGGACCGAGTCACTCTACAAGGCATGGCTGGCAAAGTTTGGCGTCGAGAAGCAAGCGAGGATGAATGCTGCAGTCAATGACTTGTGCAATGTCACATTGCAAGACTACAGTCGTAAGGACATCTTCGTGAAAGTTGAAGCTCTTCTCGTGACCCACAAGCCCAACTGGGCTCCTCGTGTCATTTTCAAAGGGACGGACGTCTACAATGCAATTTCTGGGCCCATTTTTAATGAGCTCATGAGACGTCTCGACCATTGCTTTGAAGGCATGAAGGGACCTTATCAGTTTCACACGAGTTACCGCAAAACAGCTTGCGAGTACACTCATCATTTGGAGAGGAAAACTGACAAAGATTTTTGGGTCGAAGCGGATTTTAGTTCCAATGACAAGTTTCAGTGTGCTGACGTTCAACTTCTCGAGGTTGCGCTGATGCGTGTTATGGGTTGCCCGGAGTGGTTTGTGCGGCTACATTTGCGTACAAACACTTTCAAAGTTTACAACTCAAAACACGGAATCACGGCCACGTTGAAGAATCAGCTTCCAACTGGTGCAACTGACACTACGTTCAGGAACACCTTTTGGAATGCGTGCATTTTGAACGCCGCTCTGAGGGAACTGAAGCCCGCTAAGGCAGTAGCGTTGCTACTCGGCGATGACATGTTATGTCGTGTTACTGGGAAATGTCGTTATGTCGAAAAGATTTACACTTCCATTGCTGCTGAGGCATTGATGGAAGCCAAAGTCAAACGGCATTCCCAGTTGTGGACAGCCACTTTCTTAAGCAAGTTTTTTATACCTGCACAGAGTAAGCAC